CCAAGCTTCTTGTAAGGTGTTGTAACCTTACCTCCAACGATTGGTGAACCCATTTAAATCATTTCCTTTTTCTATAAAATAAGGGAGCCCTTTGGAGGACTCCCCTACTATATTATATCCTACTTACTATTCTGCTTTTTTGTCTACTGAACTAAATGCTGAGTTAATTTCACTAGCACTTAACTTGCCATCATCGAGGAATGCTCTTGCGAGCTTTTCAACAACTGTAGCAACACCAAGAGTACCTGCCATGATAACAGCAGTTAGTGTATCAATTCCAACCAAGGAACCTGCACCAATAATTGATAGACCAGATGCTGCAAATACTGCAACAATTCTGAAGAATATATTCCAAACATTTGTTACTGCTTTGGAACCAATTACTTCTTCTCCAGTTTCTTTATCAACTACTGTGATATCTACATTACTTTTTGCCATTTTCTTCTTCCTCCTTTTCTTCTCTAAATTTCATTGAAAACAACCATACAACTATGCATATCATAATTGCCCAACCAACTACTGTCTTAGCAGACCCGTCTAGGACTGCCCATGCTACGAACATGCCAAGAAGGGTGAATGTTTGGTTTAATGTTTCACGAAACTTATCCTTTAACCATTTTTTCATTATCTTATCCTCCCTGTTATTAAATTAGTTGTTGATATTACCTGCCCAACAATAATGGACGCAACAACCACTGTTTGTGATTCCTTACGTTGTTCTGGTGTCATGTCTGCACCAATGTTAGCAACAGCAGTAAGAGCCTTTCCAGGATCTGTAAATACTGCATCTAAAATTTCTGATGGATTTTCAAATATTTCAAGAGCGTCTGCAACTTCAGCAAACAAGACTACTCCATTGTCTAACATAACTGGCTGATCTTCTGGCAAGTCTTCATAATCAAGACCAAGTTCATCAATCAATTCAGTTGAAATAGCATTACCATCTGCTTGTTCTAAGATAACATCTACAAGCAATTCTTTTTCATCTTCCGTCAAAACTCCATCTTCAGTTAAAGATTCTGAAAGACCAGATACTTCATCTTCAGAGATAAATCCATCATTCAAGAAATTGTCAATTAACTGTTCTGTCTCAGCATCTGAAATACTGCCACTATCAGCAAAGTCTTCAACAAGTGTATTTATTTCTTCATCTGTTGTTTCTGTGATATTATTATCAGATGGAAGATCAGTGGATGGAAGATCTGGATCAGGAGATGGACTCTCGTCTGGAATTGGAGTTAATGATTCTGGAGATGAAATCTCTGGCTCAAGAACTGGGTCTTGAGTTGGCTCAGGTTCTGTTGGGGGCAACGGAGATTCTGAGGGAATTAAAGAAGGAGTTGGACTAGGTGAAGGCTCTAAAGTTGGTTCAGAAGTTGGCTGTGGCTGTGGGTTTGACTCTGATGGCTCTGGTGACGGGGATACTGTTGGCTGCTGTGATTCTGACGGCTGTGGCTCAGGGCTGGCAGTAGGACTTGGCTCTACTGGCATATCTTCGTAAGAAATAAAGACTATAAGCACCTTTGGCGTTCCTGGTGCTGGATCATTTTCAAAAGTGCTATTTGATACTTCAATTATTGCAGATGTTTGCCCAACTAATAATGTAGAAAGGATAGAAGATACGTCTTGTCCACGAGACCCATTATTTGGATCACCATAGTAGCCAACAACAGATGATACTTTTTTATTACTTGGGGCTAATACGTTTAACATAGAATTCTCTTGAACCACATAAGCACCTTCTGGGATAGTTGGTGGTATAGGTGGACATTGTTCGTTCCAGTTTACAGATGTTCCATTCCAACATTCAACTAGTGGTGGAACTTGTGGACAAGTTTGATTCCAAGGAATTACTTGATCGTTCCAGCAAATTATATCTGGGGGTATAGGAGGACAAATGTCTCTCCAAGTAACTGAAGATCCATCCCAACATTGAGTAGGAGGTGGTTCTGGTAAACAGATGCCATCCCAAGGCAGTACATCTCCGTTCCAACAAGTAATGTCTGGTGGAACTGGAGGACATGTAGCAGGAGCATAAACTGTGCTGCCATTCCAACATTGAATAGGAATTGCAGGAGGTTCTGTAAAGCTTGATGGTGTTGGTGCAGGTTCAACTTCAATTGGAACGCCACCATTAACGTCAAATGCTGCTTCTATTGGAACAACTGGCTGACCACGCTCAAACCTAATTGCTCTTCTTGTATCTGCAGGAAGATCTGTCATTGTGGTGATTTCTCCATGCCATCCACCATTTGAAAACTTATTTACAACTAATCTCATTTGAGTTAGTGGACCACTTGATTGTGGAAATGGACGAACTGACCATTCTATACAAAATGAATTTTCATTATATCCATAAGAAGTATAAGCTCCTGGTCCAAAAGAAACCCAGTCCCTACCAGCGATAGAGACAGAAGGGGTCTGAGGATAGTCGTGAAAAGTACCATCTGGTTGACCAAAAGTTACAGTTGCGTTAGTGCTATAGTATATTCTATTGTATTCTGTTGGTCCAAGAGTTAGTGAGAATGGCAATAACATTTCAAAGGAACCATCATCATCTCCAGTAATGGTGGACATATTACAGACTAATGGAGTATCTGCTTGAGTTGCTGGGGATGCTAAAAACATCGTACCAATTAAAATCATTGGGATTAATAGTAGGTAGGAAAAGATTTTTTTCAATTTATTACATAGACTCCTCGTTAGACGCATCTAACAAATCTATTATATCATTGTTAATAAACTAATTAATTGTTGTTTCTGGTATAAAGTCAGAGAAATCTTCTGGATATTCTCCATTAGGAGTCCACATTTTAAATTGTCTTATATCAGAGTTATATGTTTTACTTCCACCAGTAATTCTTATTTGAACTACCACGGGATATTTAGTTACAATATTCCAACAATTAGAAGCTACAAATTCACTACCTGGTTTTTCTGTAAAGAAATATGTATTAGTTGCACTACTATCATTTGGTCCTGGAACTATTCTAGTTATTCTTAATTTAATATAAGATGGTCTTTTCTTTCCTTTTGTATCAATTCCAGCCTGATAACAAAATAGGGATCTTTTTCCGTTTCCCTGAATTTCCTTTTTACCATCCTTAAACTTTAAGGTTGTCCACTTACCCTTTGGAATAACCTGAATCTCTGTTGATTTATATCTAATAGAATCTGATGCATTTGCTGGTGTTGCTTGAGCAAAAACTAATAATACCGAAAATATTGAGGCTAAAAACTTTTTGTGCATCTAATTAGTTTATCACAAATAGAATTAGACAGTTTTGCGACTTGTCTAGGTCGTTTCCCATCCTAAGGAAATCTATATTTCTCTAGAAGGAATTCTTCTTTGTTCTACTGGCAAAAGATTGCCTCTATGCTCTGCCTTAATATCTTTTCTTACCCATGTCATTCCATAAGTTTCTTCTAAATTATCTAATCCAACTCTCATCTTTAATCTTTCAGCCATAGACTGGAATGTTGGGTCGTCACTTAGATTTAGATAGGCATTATGATACCAGGGAAGATCGTAGAATGCAGGGGAGTTTACTAAAAGCATACCAGCCGTATTCCAGTGCTCTTCAACTCTTGGATTATCAGAAACAGCCTTTCCTCTTAGTCCGTAGACTGGAACATCTGCACTTACAATTGGATGATCAATTTCAAAAAGCTTTTCAATAATTTCAGAAGTTAATATGATATCTGAATCAACATAAAGAATTGCATCATAATTAATTACCCCATGATTTATTTCTGTGCAGTCTTCCCCCCAATGATGCCCAGAAGTTTTTCTTAGTCTTTGAGCAAACTCTCTAATAAGATTTCTACCTGTTTCAATTCTTATCCATCTATTAGAAGAAGTAACTGAGCTTTCCATATCATTAATTGTGTAAGTCCAAAAATCTCCATTAAGGGTCTTTAACTTATCAATTACTCTTGAAAAAGGATCTAGTCCTCTTTTGTCTAACTCTAAAGCTGTAAAGAACTTTGCATTTGGAAATTTAGCAATAATGTCTTCTGCATTATTCAACCATTCCATTTCTTCTTGCATATCTGCTTTCCAGCCTACCAGCGGTGTACCAATAACAAAGTGCTTGTTATAATCTATGTCTTTAAACATTATTGCCCCTTATATACATAATAACGTCAGAACAGAATCCATAGAAATCCAGTCCTTTTATTTCTTCAACAGTCCTAAATAATTCTGGCAAGACTGCAATTGTTTTTGAATTTGCTTTTGCAAATCCTGGAAATGCCCAAACATATCCTTTACTTGTTAAAGTGTAGTCATCTGCTTTATGAAAAAAACAGTTTGTACCTTGATCTATTGCATACCCTAAAGACTTTGAATCTTTACAGTGAACCCACAGGTTTTTACCACACTCTTCAAAAAATTTAGAATCAATTTCATACTGAGGCTTTTCATGACCTAGATAGAACTTTCCATCTTTTTCACGCAAATCTACTTCAACATCAAAACCTTGTTCAATTGCACTACAAATATAATCTGGGCTATTTTCAAGTTCTGGTTTTTTCCCAGTTAAATTTCCACGATGAGAGATGTATATCATTTTTCAACCTGAACCCAAATCCAGTTTCTATGATTATCTCCTGGACCAGTTGGTCTAATGTCTGACTTGTAGTTCTTAAAGCCAATCTTGTTAACCAAGTCATCAATCAATTCATCTTCATTAGTAATGCTAACATCTGAATGACCATTTGTACTTGCAGCATCATAAACATTGTCGTAATATCCAGCCGTTGGAATACCTTCTTTTCCACCAAATCCCATTTGGAAACATAGCTTTCCACCATCCTTAAGAACACGATGAACTTCTTTGAGAATGTTAAATCTAACTTCATGTACACAGATATGTTGAAAACAAATTACGGCAAACACAACATCGTATACGCTATCCTCAATCATTGAAAGATTATCTCCAGGCGTTACATAAAGATTTGGTATTTGAATATTGTTGTGTGTAAGATTTACCTTAGCTTTTTCAATATTAATTGGAGAGATATCTACTCCGTCAATTCTGTCAAACCTGCTATTAAATTCAATTAAGTTTCTAGCTGGACCACACCCATACTCAAGAGCGACTAAGCCTTTTGTGTCGAAATCTTTAAACAGATATTCGTCATAGTCTGACCAACTATTATGTGCATCATACGATCCAACTACTGGATCTCTAAAATTAACTGACCACTTATCTGCATATTCATTATAATAATCATTCTGCATTTTTAAATAGTCTTTTTTACTCTTTGCCATTATTTCTCCTTGTGATTTTCTAAAAAGTAATTTAAATCTTCTGGTGTTCCAATACCCCACATTTTGTCAATCATCTTTAGCCTAATCTTCTTGCCATCTTTGATTGCTTCATTGAATACTGGACACACATAAAATTCATTATTTGTTCTAACATTCTTTTCTATCATTTGCTTTGCATATTTAACATAGTCTGAACCATGCTTCCAAAAATAAATTCCTACCGTTGCATTATCAGAAATTGGATTCTTTTCTGCAACTTCAGACACAAAGCCATCTTCACCAATCTTAGCAAATGACCACTTAGGATGTGTTGCTTTGAAAGATAAAATTCCACCATCTGACTTACTTGCAGTAAATTCGTAAAGTGCTTCATTAGAATCCCACTCAACATACTGATCTGAGTTAGCCATTAGAAGTGGCTTATCACTATCAATTAAATGCTCTGCAAGTAGTGTTGTACATGCTGCACCTTCAGTCATTCCATCAACAACAACTATGTCACAATCTGGTGCAATTAAATTTAGTAATTGTTTTAGGTTGTATTTTTCATAATGTTCTTTTTGTACTAAGAAAATATAGTGAGCATCAATGTTAAGATTTTCTACAACTACCTGAATCATAGGCTTACCATTGACTTCAATTAGTGGCTTTGGAAATGTATATCCAGCTTGAGCAAACCTTGAACCTGCACCAGCCATTGGAATAAGAACATTCATCTCTTTATTTTTCCAAGGCACTTGTCCAGTTCTCTCTTTCTGTTCAAATTTTTTAATAAAATCTATGAACATTATATCACTTAGATCATAAGAGTCTTTAATTGGGTATAGGTTTGCTCCAGAATTTATAGCACCCTGTCTTCCAACATGTGAGTCTTCAATGATAACCGTATCTTTTGGAAATGCTCCAAGACTTACCATGCATTTCCAGTACATTTCTGGATGTGGTTTTGGATGCCAGACATCTTCGTTGCTGACTATAAAGTCAACCAGATGCAGGACATCTATTGAGTGCAAAGATTTAATTATTGTTTCTCTGATGCTATTTGATGCTATCGCAATCTTCCAGCCATTTTGCTTTAGGTAAGTCATAATATTATTAGCAACAAGGTTTCTTGGTAAATCTTCTAAGAGTCTAAAAGTAGCTTCCTGCTTATTTGCCCAAACCTCATCATGCTTATCTATTGGAAGCCCCTTTTCTTGGGTAAGCATATTAAGTTTTTTCCTTGTATTAAGACCATCATATCTTGACAAGTGTTCTGAGTAGGATATCTTAAAATCCTCTCCAACAAGACCTAGAGCATCGTTTAGAGCTTTATAGTGTAAATCTTTAGAGTCTATTAGAACACCGTCTAAATCAAATATAACTAATTTATTACTCATCTTTGTGGACCTGCATGTCTATGCCATTTATTATGTCTAACAATACTTTTTCCATTGCACTTCATTACATACTTATTTCTTACCCTGTAAGACCATTCAACATCTTCTTCTTCATTCCATCCACGACTTTCATCAAGTGGCTCTTCAATCATTACATGACGCTTGATCATAAAAAATCCACCAGAGATATACATGTACTGTGTTTGAGACCAGTCATTATAGTTTAAAGACCAAGCTCTTCCATGACCAGGCTTATCCCAAAGAGACCAGTCCATAGGATTCCTTGCACCTGTAATTAAGTATTGTGGACAAGAACAAATATCCCAGTCAGTTCCAAATTCAACAAAGTTTTTATACCAATCTTTATCAAAGATATGATAGTCATGCATTAAAACTATATTTTCATACTTAGCTTCTTTTACAAGAATATTCTTTTTTCTAGTAATCCATCTTTCTTTTACTGACTCATCAAAATCAATCTTTCTAATATCTTCTCCATCAATACCAGAACTATCTCCGCCACCAACAAATAAAATTTCATACTCTGGGATATTAAGATTACGAATGCTGTCTATAATCTCTTGAAGTCTTTGCTTATCTTCATAAATAGTTATGATTCCAAATGTCCATTGAATATCATTCATTGACAAAGCCTGTCGCTACAACAGTTACTAAAATACCATCACCTAAAGATTCATCAAGGGTAGTTCCAAAAATTATATTAGCATCTTCATGGGCTTTGTCAGATACTAAGGATGCTATGTGATTTACTTCTGATAGTTTTATATTAGAAGATCCAGCAATTGAGATAAGAACACCAGTTGCACCATTCAAGTCTACTTCTAAAATTGGACTGGAGATTGCTTCATTGCCAGCTTTTTCTGCACGATCTTCTCCTTCAGCATATCCAATTCCCATAAATGCACTACCAGCATTTTTCATAACTCTTTTAATGTCTGCAAAGTCAATATTAATTTTTCCAGGGGTTGTTACTAAATCTGATATACATGCAACTGCTTTTAGTAGAATGTTATCTGCCTCTTTGAATGCATCTTCCATTGTAATTTCTGGATCAAGCATGGCAATTAAATTTTCATTTGGAATTGTTATTAAGGTATCAACTTCTTTTTCAAGATTTGCAATGCCTTCAGTAGCATTATTCATTCTTTTCTTTCCTTCAAATCCAAAAGGCTTTGTGACTACTCCAACTGTCAAAGCACCTGAAGACTTGGCACATTTTGCAACGATTGGAGCACTTCCAGTTCCAGTTCCTCCACCCATTCCAGCAGTAACAAAAACTACGTCAGCACCTGAAACAACTTCATTTAACTGATCAACGCTATCTTTTGCAGACAATCTGCCAATTTCAGGATTAGCTCCTGCTCCAAGACCTTTTGTTCTGTCTTTTCCAATATCAACTTTTACATCAGCAAAGCTTGGAAACAATGCTTGGGCATCAGTATTAACTGCAATAAATTCAACTCCAGACAGACCTGCCTCTATCATTCTGTCTACTGCATTAACTCCACCGCCACCGCAGCCAATCACTTTAATATCAACTAAATTACTCATACTTAATTATACCCTAACTACTTATTTATAAGACTTTTTAGACCACTGAGTCTTTATATAATTACCAAATGCATTTATTCTTAACCATTTTTCCTGCTTCATTGGATGCCTACCATCTGGATAATAGTCAAAAGAAGATTCCCAGTTTTGTCTTTTAAAGGGTGTGATTTGAATCATTGGGGTTAG